TCATAAATCAGAACTGCTTTTTAAAGAACAAATGAGAAAGTTAAAGTCAACGCAAACCAAAAGGAAAAAAAATGTACGATAAGAAACAATACGGAAAACCTTTCTGTGGTCTTTCATTAAGACTATATGAAACAGGAAAAAAGAGTCCAAGCTTTGAGTATCAAGCTTCTGCAAGTAAATCTAAATTGATGTGTAGTTTAACAAAAAAATTATATACAATTTCGCAAATAGTTGAATGGTATAACACACCACAAGTTCAAGAATATGCTAATGAGGGATATGAACTTAAAACTGCTAGTAAAATTCAACAAGCCAAAGAATCTAAATATGGTGCAGATACAGAACAAACAATTTGCTACTATATGGCTAAACCTTATAAACCTAGAAATATTGATGGTATAAAACCTATTGGTCAATCTGTTCCAAGATATACTGAACAACCAATGTCTCAGGCACAACCACCAGCACCTGATAACTCACAAATTGCTGGTTTGTCTGATCTTGATGATGAAATACCTTTTTAATGCAACTAACTAAGGAGTTTAGAGGTATGAATGATTTAGAAATGATAATCAAAGACCTAGAGATACAAGTACAAGCATTAGAGAAAAATAATAAAATGCTTAAAGATCACATTGATTCTTTAGTAAATGCCAACGAAAGATTTAGGTCTATTGATAAAGCACATAAAAGTATAAATGGTAAATTACGTCTAAGAATTAATATGTTAGAAGAAAACAATAAAAAGTTAAGAGATGATGTTCAAGACAAAGATGAACTTATTGAAGACTTATACGATTACCCATAAGGAGAAAAAATGAACGAAGATTATTTAAAAGTAGATACAAAAACATTAATGCAAGAGTTAAGAAAGTTTTCGGAACAATATAATTTTTGGTATTCTGCATTGTTAAAAAGAGAAACTGATCTTAAACAAAAGAACGCAGAACTTTATTTAAGCTTTAAAAAAAAGGCAGAGAAAATAACTCAAAAAGAAATTGAAGCTTTAATAATGGTAGATAAAGATTATATAGCTAAGAAGTTATATTTAGTAGAAGCAGAAACCTTTTACTTACAATCTAAAACTAACTACAACAACAAACAAACAGAAATATCTTTACTGCAAAGTGAGTTAAAAAGAGAATTAACTTTTGTTGCAAAAGAAAATAGATAATGCCACTAGAACTTAAAATACTTTTATCTGTGTTTGTTTTAATGATTATTTTGTATTTTATTAATTATGCAATAGATAAAAAAGTTGAAAAATTAACTAAACGACTAAACATAGATAACATTTGGAGAAATAAGAATTAGTGTTTAATGACATCTAATTGGCTTATGTCGGTTGTTTCGTCTATTTCAATGGTGCTTATGCTGTAGTGATTAACATAAGCATCTTCCCTCTCGTCAATTTTATCTAAATAACTTTGTACTTTTGGAAAGTGTGGAGTCTGATCTATAAATATAAATGAAGCTTTACCGATATTATTATTATCAGTTAATAAATCTATTGTAAGTTCTGTAATGACATAATCTGTTTCGTACTTCATGCCTTACAATATATGTATTTGAGATTAAATTAAATTACTTTTTACGAAATATTTGTGTGCCTTTTATACCAAAGATACTTGCTACTACCGTAATCCATAAAGTTTGAAACCATACAGGAAGATTACCAAAGTGATGAAAGAATAATTCTATCTTATCCATCATAGCTGGGTCATCAGAAAATACTGCCCAAGCTAATACAATAATTGGTGCAGACAATATAATAAGCACAAATTCATCTTTATAATCGTTTTGTCTAGCTTCTAATAATTTACCTTGATATGATTCTTCCCCACGACTTTGTTTTTCTGCGTGTAGTAATTGTGCTTCAGACATAGCAACTTTTGCTCTTTGCTTGTTAGCATAAATTTTACTTCCAGCAGATACTGCTAATTTAATTGCACTAAACCACATTATGATAACTCCTTTAATAATTCGCAATAATGTATTACTTTATCTATATCTTCTTTACCATTTTTTTTATCATAGCGACAGATGTACTTAATAACATTACCTTGAATAAAACTAAGCTTATTAGCTGTAATAAATTCAATAGGTTGTATTTTAAAATCTTTATAATGTTGTGTGCTGCCCACTTGTCTATCTAAGGCACTCTCCGTTGCTCTCTCGCCTTTTAAAGCATACTTTCCACAGCATTTCTTCTTCATACTATTTGACCTATCCATCTACCTTTATTGTTTAATACCATTGGTAAAAGTCTTGGTATGCCATTAAGTATAATTCCACAACCTACAATAAATCTAGTTCTAAAGTTCTTAGCATAATCAAATGCCATAGATTTTTGATTAATTAAGCAACCTACATTCATAGCCCAAAAGATATTATCAGGATTTGCCCAATAGGATATTACAAACTTAGTATGATAATGTCCTTGAACTGTATTCATACTCATAGCTTGTGAAGTCTTAATTACATCTGCACTTTTTCCGTGAGTGAAATAACATCTTTGACCATTAGACATTGTAAGAGTTAAATCTTCTACCCACTTCCAATGTTTAGTACCTAAGAAATCTCCATAGTCTTTTAAAAACTCTTTTGACAATCCATATTTTAATGCTCGTCTAAATACTAAGCTAGAGTGGTTACTATCAACTTCTGTAACGTGAGGAAATATAGATTCTAATTCTTTAATGTATTCTTTCGATAAAGATAATTCAGAACCAGCACTAGGTAAATCAGGGTTATGGTCGTGCATAGATATTGCGTGAAAGTCTAAACAATCTCCAATATTTACAATCCTATCAGGTTTAAATTCTTTTTTAATTGCTTTTAAAAACTTAAATGCGTCTTGATGATGATAAGGTATATGTAAATCTGAAATAACTAAAATTTTCTTATGAGTCATACAAGTTTTACTTGTACTGCTATTTTAATAAAATGTAAAGTAGTTGAGTAATCAGTAACAAAGCAACAGCACCTAATCCGTAAATAATCCAATTTGTAATATTATCAAATCGTTGATCTAACTTGTCGTGAATTTTATCTATGTCTTGATGAATATGTTTAAGATGATTATTTTTGATTGTATTTATCTCTCTCGATAAACCTTTAATGTGTCCATATAAACTAACAATGTGTTCTCCTGTTGTTTTAGGACTCTTAGCCATTACTTTTTCTTTCTCGGCTTATACTTTTTAACAGCTTGTGAGATAAATATATTCTTATAAAGAGAAACCTTTTTACCAAACTTCTTATCAGCTTTTCTTTTAGCTGACTTATAAGCTTTAGATTTTTTATTAAAAGACTTTGGTTTCCCTAATCTTTTAGGTCTAGCTTTAGCATATATAGGTTTCTTCATAGCCATTAGTATTTTCTTTTTCTTTTTTTCATAGCTGAGTCTTTCATTAGTTTGCCATTTGGCATTCTATGATAACCTTTAGGTATTTTTTTCTTTTTTTTTGCCATATTAATTTGTCAACTTTCCACCTGACCATTTAGTGTCAGGTAATCCGTTTGTATATGATTTTCCGTCAAATGTTAAGACTTGTTTTCTATTACTTCCCTCAGAAAAACTTGCGTGAATCCAACCTGAGTTTGCTTCTCCTGTCCAAAATTCTAAAATAAGTTGGTCAAAGTCGCAGTTGTTTTGAATCCATAAAGCAACTTGTAAATTAGAAACACCAGCAATCTCAAAATCTACTGCCGAAGAACCATTAATACAAGTATGTTGTGAATTTTCTGAACTACCTATCGCAAGACACAACTCTTTTGATCTATACCCTGATGTTATAATAATAGGTTTATCAAACTTTGCTCTAACAGGTTCAAGAACTCCATAACATAAATCTGTAATGTTTTTTATTTCTCCACTACTAGGTTCGTTCTTGATACCCTTACGGATAGCTGTCATAGACTTTGTGAACTCTATAAGCTTAAAGTGTTTAGATAGTTGCATAATTAATTCCTTTTTGGTATTCCCAACATTGGTCTTTTATCAAATAAATTTTCTTTTCCATATTTTCCGTTTGCGTGATTATAATGTAAAAACACTTGAACACAAAAGTCGCCTATAAAAGGTTCTCTCCAATGTTCTAATTCACAACCTGAGTATATTAACATATCTCCTTGTTTTAAATCAACTTTAATACCTTTAGGTGCATTAGGTTTATGTATGTTTTTATATTCATCAATAACTGTATCTTCTCCTGTTGGGTCTAAATAAATTGACCAATGATGACCACCTAAATTGAGTGTAGTAGATATTTCACAACTTGGTCTATCTTTATGTCTTTTTAATATGTTACCTTTGTTATAAATTCTTGCATAAGAGTAAGTTGGTATTAAATCTAATTTAGTTTTTTTTTTCATAATAGGTCT